ACGCACACCTACTACCCCGCGACCCAATGCACGTCAGTACTGGAAGTGGGTAGTAGGTAAGGGATGGTTAATTGACCACCTTCACCTGATCATTCCGCACATGGTTACCAAGCAACCACGTGCCATCTTGGTAGAAGAGTACCTGATGCTAATGCCTGGTAGAGGGTATCGTAACACAGTTGAACAGGCGAACCGTATGGAAGAGATTCGCGTAGAGGTTAGGAGGATGAATGCCCGAGGAGTTCAGCCGCAAGCACCCACTGGCTGAGTGTGAGAAGTGTCCTCTTCGGGATGAGAAGATGGCACCGAGTACCATACCCGTAGGCGTACCTCGCCTAGCTGTCTGTGGCGAAGCACCAGGCTTCCAGGAGACGGTATACGGTCGACCCTTCGTCGGCCCTTCTGGGAAGCTCTTGAAGCAGACCCTGCAGTATGTAGGCATCGACGAGAAGGAGGTGCTGTTCACCAATGTTTGTCTATGTCGTCCTGAAGATAATGCTACGCCGCCTGCGGCGGCGCAAGCTGCATGTCGTCCACGTCTCCTGGACGAACTATCACGGTCGGGAGTACGAGATGTCGTTGCTCTCGGATCGACCGCAGCTTCAAATCTGGTTGACGATCCAAGGGGAGTTACCACCCTACGAGTTGGTCCGCCGAAGCAACCGGCAGTTGCACTACGCGGAAGCTCTGTTGAAAGGGTTGTGCCGACGTGGCACCCCGCTTACTGTCTACGAAATGCAGATGCATTTCCGTCCATGGCAGGAGACATCGAGAAGCTTCTTCGGCCGACAGCGGACCCGTGGGTGGAGCCAGACTGGGAATATTGGGACGAACCGATCCTGGCGGTCCAGGCGCTCGACAGACTTCTCAAACGTCAACGAGAAACCGGACGTTATGAACTAGTAGTCGACATCGAGGTCGGCATCGAGAAGGACACTGCGTTCGATCACCCGAACATGTACCAGATGCTCTGTGTGGGGTTGGCTTGGGAGAGGGGCAAGGCCGGTGTCGTTGGAGAACGTGCTATGGCAAATGCGCAGGTACGCGGAAGATTGGAAAGGCTTCTACGGCGATCGAAGCTGGTCGCACACAACGGCAAATTCGATCTTGCAGGCCTCTGGCCACTCTTCCCTCGACTCGAACTCTGGTTCGACACCATGCTCGCCCACTACGCACTCGATGAAAGAAGCGGTGGACATGGCCTTAAGGTCCTTGCCGTTGAGCGACTCGGTGCTCCTGCATACGACGACGAGATCAAGCAGTACATTCCGCGCGGAGGCAACTACGCCAACATCCCTCGAGAGATTCTCTACAAGTACAATGCCCTCGACGTTGCCTGTACGTGGGAGCTCTACGAACTCTTCAGTCGAGAGATGGACGAAGACCCTGTGGGCCGGGACATCTGGCTCTGGCCCTACCCTGAACTCCCCGTTCGGAATCTGAGAGACTGGCACGACTTCCTAGTAGCTGCGTCCAACCAGCTCATGTACCTGGAGCTTAACGGCATCACTGTCGACATTGAGTACAACACGAAGCTGTCGTTGGACTACATCTCCAAGTTGGACGAGATGGAGGAGAAGCTTAGTGCGCTCGTTTCCGAAGCGACAAAGGGGAATATGGAAAGCCTCAATCCCCGTAGCCCCAAGCAAGTCAAAGCCTACTACGAAACGGAGCACATCCGCCTCGAGTCCACTGACAAAGATAACCTGGAAGCCCTCTCTGAGCGACTCAATCCCAATTCGTATGCAGGAAGGTTCACTACAGGACTACTGGAACACCGTTTCGAAGCGAAGCGATATGGGACCTTCGTCAAGGGTATTCGGAAAAGGCTTTACGGTAACCGTGTCTTTACCAACTACCTGCTCCACGGCACAACCTCCGGACGCTTGGCGTCTAGGAATCCGAACCTACAGAACATTGTTCGGGACAAGGCTATCCGTAAGCAGTTTGTCGCGTCTCGCCCTGGTAACATCCTCGTACAGGCCGACTACAAACAGGCGGAGGGACGTGTTATTGCCTGGCTCGCTCAGGACGAATACCTTAGGTCGATCTTTGCCGATCCAGAACAGGACCTTTTCAATCAACTGGGCTCTGGCCTATATCGTGTTCCACCAGACCAGCTGAACAAGGAACAGCGTGTTCGTACCAAGGCGTTCTTCTACGGCATCGGCTACGGACGCGAACCATATTCCATTGCTAGGGAATACAAACTCCCGATCGACGAAGCGAAGCGAGACTTCTATGCGTTCCTGGATACGATTCCAGACGTCGTGGCATGGCAGGAGTCGATCAAGCAGAGGGTTCGTAACGGTGAAGACCTCATCACCCCCTTCGGTCGACGTCGACGCTATGCACTCATCACCAAGCAGAACCAGTCCGACATCTTCAAGGAGGCCCTTAGCTACCTCCCCCAGTCAATTGCCTCAGACATTTGCCTCTCAGCTCTTGTTCGGCTTCGTCCAATGCTTAGGGGCATTGGGTTTATACGACTCACCATCCACGACGCTCTTGTCGTCGAATGTCCTAAGGCACGACTGGAGGACGTGTCACATATGCTACAAACTGAGATGGTCGAAGCGGCTCGTCGCATCACCACCTATGTCCCATTCGAAGTAGACATCAGTCAAGGTAACAGCTGGGGAGCACTCTAATGCCTAGAGGAGAGAAGTCCCCCGTAGGGACTGTAATCATTAACAAGAACGGCTACAGTCAAACGAAGACCGAGGAGGGTTGGAAAGGTACCCACATCATCATCCTGGAGGAGAAGCTTGGCAGAAAGCTCCTGGCAGGTGAGCGTGCCAAGTTCGTCGACGGCGACAAGAGCAACCTCCATCCGGACAACATCGTCCTAGCCGATCCCTCGAACGCCAGGAGCATCCACGCCAAGATCGCGAAGCTCCAAGCAGAGGTCGACGATCGTCTGCAACGTATCAAAGACCTCAAATCACAACTCAGCCCGGAGAAGGTCTAACAGGCCTCCAAGCAGTTAGCGTGCGTGATAGACCTGAGGACTTAGCGACCTAACACAAAGCCAAAGGGTCTAAGGTGTGAGGGTCTATCACGCGTCTAACGTAGCCTAGGTAGAACAAAACTCCACACGGCCGATGGGATAGAAGAGTATGACGATCTTTGCAATCGACCCTGGACCACATACAGCGTTCTTCTGGCAGGAGACAAAGGATACGTTCCAGCGACGTACGTTGGACTTTACGCAGCCGCACTTGCGAGCTTCGCACCGTAGTCTTTACGAGGCACTAGAGTACTTCGTCAATCCCAAGACGGACACTGTAGTGTGCGAAAGCTTCGAATTCAGAAAGGACGACGCCAAGCATAGGGAGTACATCGACTACAGTACCGGCGAGTACGTAGGCGTCGTTAAGCTTTGGTGTCAGCTGACCGGCTGCTACTACGTTATGCAGTCTGCAAGCCAGGCTAAAGGCTTCTGGAACGACGACAAGCTGATCCGTGTCGGACTGTACGTTGCAGGCGCTGACCATAGACACGAACGAGATGCTACGCGGCACTGGCTGCATTACGTCACGACAGGTCTGAAGGACGAGACCTGGCTCTACAAGCTGCGCTAAACATAGTCCAGGCCTCCTACCGAGGGACCCTGCGGGGCAAGCAAGGGGTAGGAGGCCTGGAGTCTAGTTAGATGCGCTTAGTGTCGAGTGCCGGAGGAGCCACGTTGATGAGTGGGTCCTTGTTGGCTTGTTTGAGAATCTCCCCCGTGTCGAGGCGATTTGCGGGCGCTAACGCGACGGCGACGGCCGGAAGGAACAGACCAAAAGCGGTCAACCATTCCTGGAGAGAGATACTGTTGTCCTGATGGGCTGCCGCCAGACTTGGCACTGCTACTGCCAGGCCTGCCAGCAAGGCTGCGAACGCCTTGTTGTACTTGGTCATTGACTATCTCCTTCTCGAGAACCTCCCGCAGGGGGGCGAGAGGATCAGTAGTGGTAGGGTAGTACTCTTCAGGGATCTTGGCTGCCTTAAGCTGCGCAATGGCAGCCGCCTGTGCAACCTTCTTCGGAGGAGTTAGTAACGCCCTAACCCTCTCCATCTCCTCCACCGTAGCAACCTGCATGTACGGAGCAAAGAGGAGAAGATCCAGTACGACGTCTGGATCGTTACTGAGCTTGCCCCAACTCTCTACGGCAGTATCAGGTATGACATGCAGCCCCAGGTGTGTGGAGTTGTCAGGCATCGTGACCCGCGTCACGTGCTCCCACCCGGAACTGTCTGCCGATCGCTTCAGCGATACTGTCTCTACATACTTGGCCATATCAAATCCTGAAGCACCAGTAGTTGATGGTCTTGGCGAGTGTACCCGAGGCCCAGGTGTACGTCCATCCGGTATTGGACATCGCAGTGAGGCAACCCGCGAGAGCCCCTGCGGTATTAACCATCTGCACTACCGGTACCATTGTGCCAGCGGCAATCGGTGTGGGGTATGTGTAGGCGTAGCTTCCGAAGCCTGCAGCTACGCTAGCTGAGCCGCAGACCAGACCAGCCATACTGTCGTTGTAGTTGGCTTCCCACTTACCCTTGACACGGACCTGCTCGTTCTGCAGGCGAATGTATACTTCGTTACCTGACGCTGGCTGGTGAGACAGGTACGTAGCTACGTTCATCAGGAGGAGCTTTCCGCCATCCTGAGAGCCGTCCTGCTCCTGTTCGATACACAGCTGCAGCACACCGGAGTTATCGTCGGGGTTCTCCCAGCTGAAGATGCTTGCCTGATACGCATTGGCGCCGTAGTCCGGGTGCATAATGATCTGAGGCAACGAGCCGTGCAGGATCTGCATCGTAGGCTCACCGTTAGCGTTGAGGACGATTAGATCCCCACCACGGAGTGCAAGGTAGCCAACGTCAATGGAGGCACTACTAAGACGGGGAGAGGTCTCCAGTTTCTTGATGCGTTCTTCTAGTTCGGCAACGTAGTCAATCAGGTCTTTGGGTGCACGTGCCTTTCTCATGCGAGATCGTCTCCCTCGAACGTCAATCGCACTTCTTCGACAGCATCCGCCCGCGGTGGAGTATAGTCGTACTGGATGATCCTTTTGTAGGTGGTCAGGCCCCTAGGTTCGAGTGCGCTCGTCAAGACCAGCTGAGCATAGTCACCAATGCCCCATTCACCAAACTGTGGCGACTGATCAGCCTTCGCTTCGACGGTGTAGATGCCTGAAGGTGCTTTCAATATAGCTGCCTGAGACTGCGTGATCTTCTCCAGCAGGTCTATGTCAACGATGTCCTTCTGAGGCGTTGCTACATCGAACCTAGGCCACCCAAACGATACGAGGTCGTCATGCACTACCTCTACGATAGGCATGTTCTCACCCTCTCCGCCGCCGACACCGTAGACGTTGGTACCGGAGCTGGAGATAGTGTCATTGCGCCAGAAGTTCAAGATGCTTCCAGGATACTCGAACACGGCACTGGTGTTTCCCAATGGCTGCCCTAGGTAGGGAAGGCCTACGTTCAGCGAACGAACGTAGGCCCCACCAACGCGTGTTACGACGACTCGCCATTCGAAGCCCGGGTCGGTTTGGGCCAGCTGGTCGAAGGCGGTCCTGAAGGTCTTGAGTTCAGAGCCTGTTACGGTAAAGTCGATCGTAGACAGGTCAGGCGTAAACGCACTAGGCAGGTCCACCTGGATGGCCATGGGGTCCACCTGCATCAGCTGGTACAGTTGCAGGAAGATGTTTCGCGGGTCGGTAGCCGTCCAGGACTGGTCGAAGTCCATGATGCGCTTCGTTGGGTATGCATCGTACGTCTTAGCGTAGACCTGCACGCTCTCAGCTTGACTCTGGTAGGTACGTGACCAGACGAGGCCACCCCAGATGGGCTGGTCGTTACGTTCGACTACCAGGAATGACTTACCTGGCACAGTCGCACCGTACAAGTCGCTACTGTCACGACCAGTCTGCTGCAGTCCAATAGTACCCTGGACCTCCCCACCGTTAAGCGAATCCATGACAGTAACACCCTCCATAGGGATCTCGTCATAGATAGCTCCCGTTCGGGCGTCTCCGAAGACGTATCGGACGTCAGCAGGCATTGGTGCTCCTTAGATCCCGTGCAGCTTACGCCACTGGTCAGTGCTCAGCTTCTTGCCATCGCCACCGAAGATGGCCTTGAACTTGTCGGCCGTCTTGAAGCCGTAGACACCATCCGGGTCAAGAGCAGGCGTCTTCTTGTCGATCCAGTTGGCGAGCACCTGAACGCGGATGACGTGATCATAGCCGTCGTCGACTGCGTCGTCGTCACCCAGCTGCAACTGCGGGATCTTGAGGCCCTCGACTTCGACCTCCGGAATCTGTCGTGCCACGAGCTTCTCCCATGCCCAGTCGGATGTGTTGTTGTCATAGTCGTCGTTTACCGACACGTGAACGTGGTCGGTGTGCTGGTCGGAACCGTTGTACTTACGGATTACCCATGGCTGCACGACCGACGAGACGATGTGGCCGTTCCAGATGACGTACAGGATCCTCTTGTCACGGCTACGGTTGAGGCCCTCCCAGAGGTCCTGCAAATCACTTGTAGTGACACCCTTACCTTTCATGAAGTCACCAGCATCGACCTCACCGTAGTCTGCGCCCGGCTTCGAACCCTTCGGCTCAGGGTTGTGTTCCGAATCACGACTTGCGTGGCTGGCGTCCCCAATCGTGTAGACAGTGGACCCAGGGTGCACACTCTTCCATTCGCGGATGAGGGTTGCTAGGCCCTCATCCACATACCAGTTTACTGCCATTACTACCTCACTGAACTCGGTATGGATACGCACAGGCTAGTAAGCGCTTTGGCCTCCCGCGGCTTGTTGGTGATGAGCTGGTCAGCTCCAGCGCTGATCACTCTCTGCCAGGTGGTAGGACCATCTACAACACCGTTGTCAGTGGTCCAAGTAATGATACGTAGTCCGGGAACGGTCTTCCAGTAGCTGACGTTTGCGGGTGTTATGTCACGCTCGGGCACAGCGTAACCGTACAGACCCAGCGAAGCCAACGACGTAGCCCTACGAATGGTATTTGTCGGGTTGTATTCAATCAGTACGTAGGTGAGCTGCGGATAGAACGTCTTCCAGGCCTTAATTACGTCTTCGCTACCCATGATGATCGTACGAGCACCAAAGGTAAACCGGTTCATGTAGTCGACCAGGTTGTCGGCATCTTCTTTAGTAGGCACTACCAAGTAGTGCACTACTACATCGATGTCGGCCCTCTGCGTCGCGTTGAATATATCCCAACCGTACGGAACCTTAACCTTCGGGGTACCGTCAGGGTTGAACCCTGCATACCTTGGGTCAGTGTTCCAAGGTGCGTAGTCAGCGGCACTGAGTGACGTTACGTCTCCCAACCACTTGTCTGCAACGTTTCCTGTGCCGTTGGTAGTTCTGTCTACTGTCACATCGTGCATCAGTACTGCAAAGTGGCTCTTGGTGTTCCGTACGTCGAACTCGACAGAGTCGGCACCAGTAGCCCCCGCCGCCATAATACCGGGGACTGAATTCTCAGGAGCTTCGAGAGGATCTGTCCTATGTGCCGTAATGGTAGGACAGGTCACCGTGGCACGGGCTGCCGTCGGTGGTACGAAGTTGATACTGAGAACCATCAGGGCGGCGAGTAGGGTTTTCATGTCATCACGCAACCTCATAACGTAGTGCACCGAAGAGACTCTGACCGGATGCGCCTGTGTCGCGGAAACCGCCAGACGCGGCGTGGACAACGATCTTGTCCAAGTGAGGCGAAGGCAGGAACCGAGCCGTTCCTGCTTGGTCCGTAGGCAGTGTACCGCCACCACCAAGTACCAGTGCACCTGCAGCGAAGAAGCGCTGCTGTGCGGTAAAGGGCATCTGCAGGCCTACACCTCCTGTCGTAACAGCATTGATGGTGACGTTGAAGGCAACGTCACAAGTCTTACCCACCAGCTGGTAACGTGCGTACACAATGGTACGCGAGACCGAAGCAGGCGTCGTTGCCATGTTCTGGTAAGCCTGCGGCGTGTAGTCGATCCACCCGGGCGCTGCAGGGTTGACCCACGTCGTACCGTTGTACACCATGATACGGTTAGCGACATCGTCAGTCTGTACGATAACCATGCCCGAAATGGCCGGGCTGGGCCGTGTGGTGCTTGTACAAACGGTAACGCCAGTCGAGGAAAAGATCCGCTTGTCCGTAATGGACGCGTTGAGGATCTGGGTCGCAGCCGCTGCTACGGAAATCTGCGCCAGCGTGATGCTGTTGTTCGGGGCCGTAGGCGCTACAGGCGAGCTTGCAGCCGTACCGGTAACCTTCTCCAGCGTCCAGGTGTTAGCGGCACCACTGTACTGACTATCCTGTACACGTGCTACGATGAGGTCGATACGCGGCAGGGAAGCATGAGCAGGGTCAAGCGTAACGTCAGTGGCAGTAGCAGCGTAGCAAGTGTACGCACCCTGAGAGGCGTTCTCCGTACCTGGTACCGTAACGATGCCAGGCTGAACGGTAACACCCATACCGGGAGAGGCCAACTGCCCCACAGACATTGTGGACCCCAAGAAGGGGTGCACACCGCCTCGAGGAACGAGCGACGCCGCAGTACGCGGACCGGCCTGGTCGCTAGTGGTAGCAATACGCAGAGCCGAAGCCGGGTGAGTAGCCCCAGCGTTCTGCAGCGCAATGGGTGGGTTAGTTACAGCCATGTCATCTCCATGCCGGACGGTAGGTAATCGTAGCGGAAGGTGGACCAGCAGTGTCAGCTTGGTAACGCATGAAGTTGTCACCAGGCTGCAACAGGAACCAGTTAGGGTCCGTCAGTACGCCTCGACGAGACGTAACACCATTAAGCATCACCGTCCTGTAGTACAAGTCGACTACCAGAGACTCTCCGGCAGCTAGCGTCGTACGAAACTCAAGCACGTCGCCCGTCGTATCATTATACACCCTAGGCGTAGTGACGGGCCCGGGTATAGTTATGACCGCAGGGGTAGGACGGTTGCCAGCGTTCGTAGCATTGACCGACGAAGGTGAAACC